CCATATGAAAAATCCATTCCTATCTCGCCAAGAGATGGGCAAGCGAACAGTGATTAACTTAGAAGAAGCCTTCGCTGAACAAAATAAAATGAGAGTCATCTAAGGAGATAGCAATGAAGAAATCAGAAAAGCCAAAGATCAAGATCACTGGTACCGCTAAGGCTACTCCAGTCCCACCAAAGAAAACATTTAAGCCAGGTTCAATGGTAACAAGTTCAAAGAACGTTACTGTTAAGCCAGCCGCTGCAAAGAAGAAGTCACCATCACTAGCTGCTAAAGCAGCAGGCGCAGTAGGCAAGGTTGCAAGTCGTGTAAAGACAACAGCACGCGAAGCACGCGATATCCCAACAGCAGTTGGAACAGCTATAAGAGCAACAGCAGATGGTAAAAAAGGTTTACGCAAAGAGTACGCCGTAGCTGAATTAAAGAAGCAAGTTAAAGAGACAACAAGAGCTGCTAAGACTGGTCTAAAAGGATCAGCCGCACCTCAATACGGCAAAGGCCGAGGCAACCGTTAATAGTTTTACCCCCAGTTATTAGGAGTTCCATTGTTATCAGTCAAAGAAGTTGACGCGAAAGTAGCGCGGCTACGCTCACGATCAGCAGCACGTGACCAGCGTATGCGCGATGTGCTTTCGGTACGTCAGGGAGATATCTCCAAGGTATACCCTGCTATGTTTTCAGAGGACTATCCAAAGCCTCTCGTTGCCAACTTCATTGACGTAGCAGCACGTGATCTAGCAGAAGCTATGGCTCCACTGCCATCCTTTAACTGCTCAGCAACCAATATGGTTTCCGATACAGCACGTAAAGCTGCAGATACTCGCACCCGTATCGCTAACTTTTACGCCACAAACTCTGATTTACAACTCCAAATGTATACCGCAGCCGATTGGTATAACACCTACGGCCTAGGTGTTGGTATGGTTGAGATGGATTACGATGATAATAATCCTCGTATCCGTATGCTTAACCCATTTGGTACCTACCCAGAGCTAGATCGTTATGGTCGAGTTTTATCGGTTACCCAAGTTATTGTTACCGATGCAGAGACATTGGCTGCACAGTACCCAGAGTTCTACGACCAGATCCTAGGTCGCAATCAGTACCAGTTGTCTTCGCCTTATATCTCAATGGTCAAGTACCACGATAAAGATCAAGACCTGTTATATCTACCAGAGCGTAAGAACCTAGTTTTATCTAGCACGCCTAACATACTAGGCAAGCCAATGGCATCTGTCATTATGCGTTCCTCCCTTGACGGAGAAGCACGCGGTCAGTTCGATGATGTACTCTCAGTACAACTCGCTCGTGCTCGCTTTGCAGTATTGCAGATCCAAGCTGCTGAAAAGTCTATCCAAGCACCTATTGCTATTCCACAAGATGTGCAGGAGTTGGCACTCGGACCAGACGCGATTATGCGTTCTGCTAATCCACAAGGCATCCGTCGTGTACCACTAGAACTTCCACCTGGAGTCTTTACTGAATCCGGTGTCCTAGAGCGTGAACTACGTCTAGGTGCTCGCTATCCTGAGTCACGCTCAGGCAACATTGACGCATCCGTTGTTACTGGTCGTGGCGTACAAGCGCTACAGGCAGGCTTTGATACACAGATCAAGGCAGCACAAGCACAGTTTGCTCGTATGTTCCAAGAACTTATCTCTGTTTGTTTTGAAGCAGACGAGAAGATTTTTGGTGGTATTCCTAAAACCATCAAGGGTTCAGACGATGGAACACCTTATGTACTCAAGTACATTCCATCACGCGACATTAAGGGTGAGTATGGCGTAGATGTCCGTTACGGAATTATGTCTGGTATGGACCCTAACCGTGCCATCATCGCTTTGCTACAAATGCGTTCAGACAAGCTCGTATCACGCGACTATGTACGTCGTGAGATCCCGATGGATCTTAACGTTACACAGGAGGAACAACGTGTTGACATTGAAGAAATGCGCGATTCTTTGCGGGTTGCTGTTGCTCAGTATGCACAGGCGATACCGGCACTCGCGGCGCAAGGCCAAGACCCTTCACAGATTATCAGCCGTATCGCTGCTGTTATCCAAGGTCGCCAAAAAGGACAAGCCCTAGAAAACATTATCGAAAAAGCATTTATGCCAGAACCAGTAGCAGCACCAACCCCAGAGATGCCACCTATGGCACCAGGTATGGAGCAACAGAATCCAGCAGCAGGTGCGGCCCCCGCCCCAGCCTCAGCGCAACCAACACAACCTCAAGGTGGTATGGCCCCTGCTGCTGGTCAACGTCCCGATATAGCACAACTACTAGCCGGCATCACCGGCGCAGCATAAGCAAAGGAGGTGGAAATATGAATAAAGGATCACGCGCAGCCGCACCAATGGCAAAGCCAAAGGAAGGCAAGATGGATCACTCCAAGCCAGCCGGCGGTAAGGTAATGGCATCAATGATGCCAGCAGGTCGCCCAGGTAAGAAGACAAAAAAGGGTTAATTATTTTAATGGAAGGTGTGTAGGACGATGGACCATAATAGAATACGTCGTCCTATACGCTCTTCCGATTTTGTAGTAATACTTACAGAGACTGCATATAACTTCTCGCAAGTTGTATCAGGATTTTTTGAATCATTATATGAATTAAGCATTTACCATTCTAACCAAAAGACTGAAACCAATCAGGCTTGGGAAAAGATGGCGCAAGACTTAGAGACTTTAGAGGAGGAACAACAGTGAGTATGATGAATCCACTGGCTGGACCAGCAGGTCCAGGTAAATTCTCCACACGTACAGATAACCTAGAGATGGGTTCTATTGCATACGGTGAGGGTGTTGAGACTGCTGATATTAAATCAGGTGCTCCACTTGGAAAAACTGCCGATGCAGTATCAGGACCAACAGGTAGACTGCGTCAAGCAGAGGTGCCATTAACAGGATTATATGCAGAAACAGAACGTCCCGATGAACCGATCACATCAGGTATTGATCGTGGCGAAGGGCCTGGTTCCAGCGCACTACGTATGAATAAGGTAACAGTTAAACTTTCAGACACTTTGGCACAGATGCTTCCATTTGACACTACAGGAGAAATTGCTGTCCTATACCAAGAAGCACTATCGCGGGGTAACTAATGGCTGATAATCTTAAAGCAGCCGCATACGCTGCTGGTTTAACGCCAGAACAAAAGCGTGAGATTGATATTCTTTCTAAGAAGATGACTAAGCACAAAGAACTTAGCAGTCTTCCAACTGATATAGCGCAGAAGTCTTTTGATCAAATGCCAGTAGATCAGCAAGAAGATATGGTTAAAACCTTTGGGCAACAAGATGTTATTGAGAAGCCAGGCAAGGGTTGGATGTCAGCAGCCTTTAACTATAATCCAATAACTTTAGCTTTCAAAGCTGCTATTGAAGTATCTGAAGGTGTAACTCGCGCCTATCGCGCTATTGCTATTCCTCTATCACAGGGTGAGCTTGGCTTTGCTTGGGATAAAGCAAACGATAAAGGCGACAAAGTCTTTAACGAAGGCCGTATTGAAAAGGCCAAGGGCCTCTATGGTCAAGATGCAGTAGATATTGCTATGCGTATTAAGTCCGGTGAAAGCCTTGCAACTATTGCAAAAAGTGCTACACCTGAACAGATGAAGTATCTTGCCTTCGCTGACCCAACAAATAAAGTTATTGCCGGTGTAGAAAACGTAGAAGAAGAACGAGCACTATTTAACGAAACCCTTGGGGTAGTAGATCGTGCTAAGTTTTCACCAGGTCGTCAACTTGCTAACCTTATTCTACCTGAAGCACTTGAGAAGAATAAACTAGCCTACTCTCTTACATCAGGTACTGTAGATACATTATTTAGATTCTTTGTAGATCCACTTGTCGTAGGGTCCAAACTTCGCAGTCTGTATGTAGTTGGTAAGTATTCACTTGAGGCAGTTACTGGCGGTAAGAAAGTTGCAGAAACCTTTGCTATGCCAAAGGTAGCAGAGTTCTGGGATACCTACGGCGCAGCGCTAGATCGCTACACCAAGGCACAGGCTCGTTCTCCTAAAGATGCAGCAGCGGCTAAGCGTGAACTTGAGATCCTTGCACCTGAGTATGGTCCAGAAGTTATCCGTGCTTTCCAGAAGAATCAAGTTACTAATGCAGCATCAGCACGAGCGTTCTTTGAGAATACAGAAGAGGCAGTAGCAGTACTAGCTGGGTCTGTAGGACGCAAGCGAGTCATTATTCCACGTCTTGACGCAGCACGTCAGGCACGTGTTAAATTTATGACCGAAGCAGATAAGATAATTAACATAGATAAGCGTGCTCCTAGCTTTATCAACAGTATGTTTGGAGATCTGCCAACAACAGATGGTGTATCCAAGGCACTCATTGATGGACAAGAGCAGATTGTTAACTTTGTTAAAGGTACCGGCGGTAAAGGTACATTACGATTTTCTATGGAATCACTTGGTCTTCGCTTAGATAAATTTAAGGCTAAGTTTAATATTGCTCCTATGTTTAAGAATGACCGATTTGATGTAACCGCAAAAGATGCTTCTCTACAAATTTATCGTCTTGCACGAGTTGTGTTTACTAAAGAAGATTCTAAGATGATTGCTGAGACATTTGAAGCTATTACAGATGTTGGTAAGCGCAAAGAAATGTTTGCTGGACTATGGGGAAACATTGCTGAAATTCGTGGGTTAAACCTTACAGAAGCAGGACAAAAACTTACCGCCCAAGCCCAAGGAAAATATGGTAAAAGGTTTGGTCTTGAAAATACTGAAGATGCAACTATTGGAGCAATAAGATCTGACTTCGATACGACTATGGCAGCACCTAGCCTAGTAGATATTGACCGTGCAGCAGTGCGCTCTGGTTTTATTAACAGAGCATTAGGTACTGCTAACAAACAGTGGGTTGATAATATGACCGGATACTGGTCATTTCTTACCCTTGCTGGTCCACGTTATGCTATCCGTAACGCAACAGAAGATCTTATGGTTCACCTTGCTATTGGTGGATCTGCTTGGGGCCTTGCAAAAGGACGTTATCTTTCAACGCGTGTTAACACAGCATTTGAAGCAGCACGAAAGTCGGGCAACTTTACAGAAAGCCCACTAGGAACTTTAATGCGCGTTGTCAATAAAAAGGAATCAGCCAAATACGAAGCTCAGATTGCTAAAATTGATACAGAAATTGTAGAAGCACGCAAGTTAATGGTTGTAAAGACCAAAGAACTTAATGAAGCAGTAGATGAAGCTGACAAGATCCGCATCAGAGGCGAGATTGATGAGCTAAAAGCCACATCTTCCCGCAATGTTGTAGAAGAAACACGCCGTATTATGGCAACTGCCTTCACATCTGGACGAATAAATCGTTATAGAGAGTACATTGGTCGCGGTCCTATGTTTGAAGATGAAGCAGAGATCCTTGCAGAGCACTTAATCTGGGGAAATCTTGATAACTCAGTATCTTTAATTACTGAAGGTGCAATGAACTTTGCATCATCAGGGGCTGACTATCTTACAAGCGCCGTATCACTTGCTAAATCAACTGGTGTCCGTAACGAAAAACTTATTATTGAAGATCCTAGGGCAAAGAAGTATGCAAAGTCAAGAAACTTTACAAAAATTCCTATCGGTCCTGAAAATGAAAAGTCAATGCTCAGTTGGCTTCAACGTATTAGTTACTACACCAATGACGAGGTAGGATCTATCGCTGTAGCAAATCTTGGTGATAAACCCACTGCTATCCGCGAGATCCTTGAGTATATGAAGAACAACCCAGAGTTCCGCAAGTTAGCACAGCTTGAGGCACGTGGGAAAACAGATGCAGAACACGCTGAACTTATCTACACACGAGCACGTGAGATCTTTGAAACCAAGCGTATTGGCAAAAACGGTGAAAAAGAACTTAATCTAGAACTTCTTAACAAGATCAGATTTAAGAATGAACAGACCGGCAAGATGGGTATCTCTGGTCAGTTAGGTATAGACGATCTACCAAAGTTTATGGATGATGTCCCAGAGTACGTAGTTGGACCTGAGTTAGTTCCAATAGCAGAGGCTGGCAACAACGCAGCTTCTCTTATGACACACGGTTGGACTTGGCTCGGTATGGCTAACGGACGTATATCACGTGAGCCAATGGTATTTAACGAGATCATTGCTATCCGTAAGTCAATGAAGAAGTCTGGTATGGAAGATGCTTACATCCAATCGGTAGTAAGCAAGGTAGATCAGACTAATCCAAAGGCTGTACTTGAAGCAACAGAACGCGCTAAGCGTCAGTTCGCTGAGATTGTAGAAGAACGTGCAGTATCACAAATTTTGCAGTACGTAGATAACCCACTTGTACGTACACAACTAGCATTTGGGGTACGTAACTTCTCACGTTTCTACCGTGCAACTGAGGACTTCTATCGCCGTGCATATCGTATGGTTCGATACAACCCTGCCTCTATCCGTAAGGCAGCGTTAACATACGA